CAGCAGTCTTTGCAGCCCGGAAAAACTTACCGATACGCTCTTGTTTATCGTTCAAGCTTTCAGCATCTGATCGCTTATCTTCTTCCAAACGACGAAGATCGGTATCGTATAGTTTCTCCGGGTTTAAATCAGATACTTCAACACCTGACGACGCCGAATCGCGGCTGGGATCGTAGGTGGGATCAAAGAAACTTGCCATAGTATTATTGTAAAAGCAATAAATCAACGCAGGTTATAGTCATGCTCGACGCAGTAGGCTTCTTAGATTCCTTCGTCGAAGATGAAGTTAAGTGCCGTATGGTTTCCGAAATGGACTTCGGACAGCCACTCGACAACGAGAAAAATGATGTACCCTTATATGACAACCAGAATAAGGGTTTGGCGGTATGCGAACAAGGGATGGAGAGGAAAAATCTCGGCACCGAACCGCAGGGTCGTCCGGGTCTGACCGGTTACATTCCGTCGATGGAGGAAGGCCTGGAAGCGGGAGCAGCACCCAAGCCCAAAATGATGCTGATGGATCTCGGGGGTCCCTCGGAGGAGATGCTGGAGCAGTCTCGGAAAAGACGTGGTTTGAGCCGGTAAAAGAGCTTGATGCTCACTTAGGTGTGGACGAAGTTATGGATTGCCCAGGTGGTGTGTGTCCTGTGCCCTGGGCAAAAGATAACGAGGAAGAACAACGTAGTGCCAAAGAGTCTCGGGAAACCCCCTGGGACACTTATGTTTCAAAGCACCGGGAGATCTGGGAAATCGAATTGGATTTGGGCAATGACCCGGTTGATCACCCCGAGCACTACACCGCAGGTGCTATTGAATGCATCGAAGCGATTGAGTCGCAGCTGACCCCGGAAGAGTTCCGTGGTTACTTAAAAGGTTGCATCGCCAAGTACATCTGGCGTGAACGGATCAAGGGCGGTGTTGAATCCTTGGAGAAAGCGCAGTGGTATCTACACCGCCTCATCCAATCTGATCAGTCTCGCTGACGCCAGTCGTCAGTCTTGTCCTGGCTGAACCACTGCACAATATCGTCAACACTTTCGAAGGTTGTGCGGTGGTTTGACGGGTCAGGGTCTCCAAGATCCATGGCGTTCATGAAGCCGTCCAGACTGTCTTCCTTCATGTCTGGATTGTTTGCTAAACGCCTGGCTCGACGGAGGATCTCAGCAGCTGAGCGGTTGGACTTGGCCAGCTTCTCCGCCCAAATCATGTCCTCTAACTTGACTTCTTCTCGCTTCGAGATTCGAGCGCAGATGAACTCAAGACGCTTGCGGTACGCAGTTGACAGCATTAGTTATTCCCACATTTAGAAGGGCTGCATGCCCTCTTCATCTTCGTCTTCGTCTAAGTCGAACATCTGGCTAGCTGCCAGTTCTGCCAATTCCAGTTCCGTGGGAACATCAAAGTCAATCTGGATATTCTCGTCGTCCATTAAAGATTTGATGGCGTACCATTCCATCAATCTCTGGTGATATAGGTTTAACAACGCAGAGTACAACTGTTCCCAGGTCATTTCCTGGGCACAGATTTCTGCTTTACGCATCGAGAATTGAAGTTCTAGTGGTAAGTGAAATTCTCTCGGCTCCACAGAACGTTCCATCTCGATCTCTTTTGCTTTCAGTTATTCTAAGGCTACCTGTCAAATATGGCGTCTAACTCTGCGTCGCTCATGTCTGGCCAGGGATTGTCTTGGACTTGGAATGCGTTCGCAAACTCTGCCAAAACGTAGGGACTAATTTGTGATTCCAGGGTGCGAATCGCTCGTACTTGCTCTTTCGAGGCGACGTAATACCGGAAAGCACGCAAAAGAATATCAGTTCCGTATCCTTCTTCTGGATCAATTTCCGTTAGGAATAGCTGCGCCTCTTCCCGACGACGGTCCAAAAGTCCACCAACAACCTGGTGGTAGGCGTCAAAGACCCAATCGGACATTACCTCTGTGGCTCCATGGAAGTCTTCGTTCTCGATGCGATCGATCACCTCGCTGTAGAGGAAAGATTCCCAGCCCACTGAGTGGATAAACGAAATCAGGGCCTGGGTCATGTAAGAGTCCAGGCCAAGATTCAGCTTCTGAAGCTCAGCGTCGATGATGCTGACTTCATGAAACAAGTACTCGATTGCCTTGTCGTAAGTACAACGTTGTCCTTGTTTGACCGGAGAACCATCAGGGTAAAACTGTGTTCCAAAGCCAAAGGTATACGGGGCATCCTCCGTAAATGGGTCTGGGTATGCCTTTTCGTTATACCCTTCGTATTTGCGAATCAGTTCAAGCGCTAATGAATAATCCGCCATGGAGGTGTTGCCTATTACCTCCAATCATACACAGTTTATTTACCTTGGCCGCGTGTCTTTTTACGGCCATGATTTGGTTTGGAATGCTTTCCTTGGCCCTGCCTTGTCTTTTTTGGAGGCGCTGATTGGAAAGTAGAAGAATTTTTGCGCATGGTTCAGGAAATGAACATCACCACTTTACCTTATGCGACCAGTAGCGGGCGGAGAATTTATCAGGGTTGCTATCTTGTGCATTATGGCGGGCGTAGTATGACTTCTTACGTGCTTTCTCTTTGGCTGTCTTCGGATTCTTGCCAGCGCCCTCCACGCCCTGCTGACCGAAACGCACGATCTTTTCTTCGCCCTCTTTACAGGCTTTTACGACGTGTGATTTAGTCGGGTGACCAGGAGTTTTCCGTGGCTTATTGCAGGCCATCTTGTCTTTCGCAAGCTTGGCTGCCTTCGCTGCTTTTTTGCGTTTCTCAGCCATTAGAAGCCCTTAAACATAGAAGTAAATTCTCCGAGGATTTCCTGTCCACGCTTGGACTTATAGTCCTCGTCTTCATCATCTAAGTTTAAGCTGAAGTAACTCTTGTCCTGTTTAGGCGCATCTTCCTCGTCAGCGGCCTGTTCTTCGTCGTCGAAGAAGCTCTGCAGAGTTCCAAGGGATGCAAACGGATCACCGAAGTCAAGTTCGGTTGTTTCGAGGGCTTCGTCACGACCGCCCACAGTCAGAAGCTTCTGTTCCGAACGCTCTAGGTCAGGGAAGAATTTGGTGTAGAAGTCGTCTTCAGTACCCTGGTATCCAGCCTTCTGGAAGACTTTGTACAGCTCAGTGTCTGGTTTGGCTTGCGTGTCCTGGAAATCTTCAGGGCGATCAATATAAGTAATCCCAAGCTTTGCTTGTGTTGGATCCTGGCGCTTCTCGTTGAGATACTTGATGTTTTCCCGAATCTGCTGTGCAGAGCCAGTGCGCAACGATTCGACGATGTATTCCTTCAGTTCATCGACACTTCCAGCGAAGTCGTCTAGGCCATACTGCTTCAAGACCTTTTGATATTCTTCATCGTCCTCTGGGTCTAAGCCCTTGAGAACTTCGTCAGCAAATTCCTCTGGTGTAACGAACTGACCGAAGACAGAACCTTGCTCCAAGGCTTCTTCTTTCAGTGCCGGAAGAATGTTGTTATAGATTTCATCTTTGACCTTGGAAGCATTGACAATGTCTTCTGCCGGGTCAAACGGAGTCGCATTACCGTTTTCATCCTTGACATGCTGACCTTTCAGCTGGAAATGCATCCGGGCAAAACCATCTTTATCATTGGGGCCAACACCGAAGCGATACGCCTGTTGCGTCCAGTAGGAATCGTTCTTCTGGAACTTCTCCCAGTCTTCGTTAACAACTTTGGACTGCTCTGCGTACTGTGCTGCTCTACCAGCATCACCCGTGGGGTTGAAGTAAAACTCTGAATCAAAGTAACGTGTTGGTTCTGCCTTCAGGTCATCAAGATACTTACGGGCACGGATGTCAGCGACCTGAGAGGTGGCGTTGACAATATCCTGGGTCTGGAAGGGGTTCTGCTCTTCTTGCCGAACATCGAGGTACTCAACAAACTCGTCCATGGAACGAGAAGTGTTGAAGCGGGGAATCAGGTAATCGTCAATGAACTGACGGGCGAAGTCCCCTTCAATTTTAACTTTCTGCTCTGCTTCACCTGCTGTGTAGCCAAGTTCTATGTCGTCCTGATAACGCTCCTTCAAGGTGGTGTCGAACCATTGCTGCCAGTTGTAGGTAGCTTCGTTCTTAACACCTGTGATGTTCTGAAGACTCTTCTCCAGGGATTCCTCTGCTTTACCGCCGCCAGTAAATGACAGGATGCCACCAACACCCGTATCACCCAAGATGCTTTCAGTTAGCGTCTGGTTAATGCCGGTGATTTCATTGAAGCCACTAAAACCTTTGTAAAGGTCGAGCATCTGTTCTTGCTCACGGGCTTTATTCATCTCCTTGATCGTTTCTTTTAAAACGTCCTGGGTTAATGCGCCAAATTTCTTGACGTCTACCAGGGCTTTCGATCCGACGGCAGTAGAGATGGCGTCTTCCAGGTCCGTAATACCGGTGGGCTGACCCGCTTCCATCGCATACTTGAACTTGATATCCTTATCTTCTTCCCGTTGGGACAGACGGAATAACGCGGCAAAATCATCCGCTTTGCTGACATCCAAGAAGTATTCTTTCGCTAATCCATCCCAGTAGGGGTCATCTCGTTTTGCTGCTTCCCACTGAGCAGCAACTTCTGGCACCCGCAGTAGACGCTCAGCCTGGGTACCAGTATCAACCCCGAGCTGAAGCGTACGAATGTCTTCAAAATCTTTATCGGTTGGCTTCTCGCTGTAAGCTTTGGAGACAGCAAGATCTTCCGCTGCATTGCCACGATTGCCTGCAGCCTTTCCTTGGTTTGTGTAATGACTTAAATAAAAACCGTTCTCATTAACATACCGTTCCGTGATATCAATATCGTCGTTAGCTACTGCGTTTTTCCACGTATCAGCAGCGTCTGTGTAAGTCTTACCGTAATACTCAGCGTCAAAGTTCCCGTAAGGAGGCTTCGCTCCAAGACCTGAATCCCAGGTTTGAAGTTTTTCTGTACGGTAGAAATCTTTAAAACTACTTTCTAATTGATTAAGTACGTTTTGATCGACATTACCGATCTTCCGGATCAGTTCACGGCGATCAGTGTAGTCGCCACCTTTCGTTGTATTGGCAACACTAAGCGTTGTGTTGTAGCTGTCATTTAAATATCGGTTCTCTTGATTTAGCCTTGCGTTCGCCTCGTTATCCTGTCTGGCCGCGTTGTTTAGGGCTTTATTGCCATCCAGGGATCGCGTGCGGGTTTCGTACTTGTCTTGCC